CTATCCCTGATCTTTGCTCGCCCCGGGATCTGCGGGCTTTTTATGTTTGTTCATTTGCTTGGCTTCCCAGAACAGGCCTGTCAGTACGTCCTTGATCCGTTGACGGTCTTTTTCATCGAGCGGAATGCCATCAAACATTAATTCGTCGTCTTCCTCCAGCATTTTTTTAAAATCCCGGCGGTCTTTGGAGTTTGCCCATTCTGGTACAGTAGAACGATAAAGCTCATGCGGATTTTGCTCTATAGAATCATCATCTGCCCAATATCCGGCGGCCTTCATCATTTCGGTATAGGATACGCTGAGCGCGTCTGCTATTTTGCGGAGGGTGGAGGGTTTGGGAACTCCACGCAGTCCATTTTCGATGCGGGAAATTTGTGAATTACTAATACCTGCGGCATCTGCCAATTGGTTGATGCTCAATTGCTTGTGCTCACGCTGCTGTTTTAGGTAGGTTCCGAATGCTGGCTGTTCCACAATGGAGCTCCTTTCTGCAATAGAATCATAGATTCAGCTCTATTATACCATTAGGTAAATAGTAAAAGCACGCAATATGCCAAAAGGCATAGAAAAGTAGAGCGAATATCCTGTTTTTGGGGCTATATTGCTTTTTTTCACGATGGATACCTATCCTAAATAATGTTATGTTATACTCAAGATACGAACAAAAGGGGAACAAAATGTAAACAAGTACGTTTTTTATTTAAAAATACATCATTGTCAAAAGGCATAATATAAGGAGTGTTGCTTTTCATGAGAAATAACTTACCCGAATTAGACCGTCGCAAAACGCAGAATGCATTGGAGGGTGTATTTGAGAAATACCGGATTTATAAAACAATAACCTTTATGGATCGGGAAAGCTTTATTACTGCTGGCTATACGGACCGCCCGAACGGACCCACGAATGTGACAAGCGATCCAACAGCCCGGACTGCTGTATATAATGTAGATGCTCCTGCAGCCCGCTTGGCCTATTGCCAAATGGTGGATGCTGTAGTGAGCCGCTTGAATGAACGTGAACAGCTACTCATCCGTGAACGTTATTTAAAAGATGACGATGTGTTCGATTACAAGGTTTATAATTATGTGTTGGACCCACCAGTCAGCAAGGATACGTATACGAAGCTTCGCACGCGTGCTTTTTATAAAATGGCGCTAGCGCTGGCAGACCAAGGCGTTTTGAATCTGGCAAGCTTGCAGAAGGGCGCGGATCGAAGACTGGGTTCGGTAAATGCATAGGGGTCACAGTCTGTGGCTCTATTAACTTAGACAGCAAGGAGTATGAACCATAAAGGTGAATAAGAAGCATAGGTCTCAATTAAAATGGGAACGGAGGACGGATGTATTGAGAAGTGAACCAGAAATGATGAATATGCTTGTAAAGTTTGCTATGAACGATAAAAGAATACGATTGGTCACGATGGAAGGATCACGTACAAACTTCAATGTTCCTCCTGATTCATTTCAAGATTATGATATTTCTTACTTTGTAACAAATATGGATTCTTTCAAGGAAAGTGATCAATGGCTGAACGTGTTTGGGGATAGGCTTATGATGCAAAAACCCGAGGATATGGAGCTTTTTCCATCAGAACTAGGTAACTGGTTTTCATATATCATTCTTTTTGAGGATGGAAACAAATTAGATCTGACACTGATCCCTGTAAACGAGGTAGAGGATTATTTTATGAATAGCGATGGTTTAGTTGAGGTTCTGCTCGACAAGGATGTGCTGATCCAAGAGGAAGTGATCGCAAACGATCATCAATATTGGATTAAAAAGCCCACTGCAAGGGAATTTGATGATTGCTGTAATGAATTTTGGATGGTTTCAACTTATATCGTAAAAGGATTGGCGAGAAAAGAAATCCTGTTTGCTATTGACCATTTGAACGAGATTGCACGACCTAATTTGTTGCGAATGATGGCTTGGAAGATTGGATCAGAGCAAGGGTACATCTTTAGTGTAGGAAAAAACTATAAATTTATAAATCAGTATCTTCCTAATGAAGATTGGGAAAGCCTACTATCTACTTACTCTGAGAACGGCTATCGAGAAATGTGGCAGTCTTTACTTACTTGTTATTCATTGTTTAGAACATACGCTAAGGCTGTGGCAAGCAGTTTGAAATATGAGTATCCGGAATACGATGAAGCCGTTACTAGGTACACTGTAAATATTTATAATTCATTGAATTGAACGATATAATAACCGCCTTTTTAAAGGGCGGTTATTTTTTTGTGTACAGCATCAATAATCAGATTAAACGCATTTTTAAGTACAAGAACAAATGTTCGCAAAATGTCGCCTAACTTCATCCCTAGTCTCTACTTTTATCGTCCAGTTCTCCGGCAACGCATTCGTTATAAGGGTGTAAGATTATATCATCGGGAATCAAGACAAGAGGACATACCGAAGACACACACAGTCAAACGTTAGCCGGCCAATAGGGCCGGTTTTTTCATGCGGTGATCGTCTCTGTCACTTCCCGGGAATTCGTTGATAGAAAGGAGGAGTCGTGTTGCCTAAGCAAGGGATGCTGCAATGCATGAGTATAAGGCTGCGCCGGATGAGAACATGGAAGTGGAAAAAAGCCTGGCTAAACAGTCACAACATGCGAGCGCAGGATACGCAAGGGTGGCATGCCACAGGATGAGACAAGCCTTTAAGCAAAAGCTCATTGACATTATTCCAGCACTGCAAGGGCGTGTATACGATGTTCAGCCCCCATCACAGACGGCAGAGGAGCCGTATGCAGTTATGGCGTTAGGCGAGGAAATCTGGAAGTCTTCCTGGGCCGGTTACCGGCAGGTTGTCCGCATCAAGCTGTACGCAGGACAAGCGGGGCTGGCGCAGGCCGATGTATGGGCGAATGCCTTGATTGCCGGACTGCACCGGGCATCGGTGACAGGCAAAGGTGAGGACACGTCGGCTTTTACCGCACACTATTTGGGCGTGCGGGATGCAGAAAAGCTGGACACGGTTACGGGCAAGGCCTATAGAACCCTGCGTTTTGGCGTGTATGTGCCTGAAACGGAAGGCGGTTCGGCTACTCCAGCACCTGGTGCAGCACAGCCAGAAGAATGGCTGGCAGCGCTGGTCCGCTGGACGCAGAAGCAACTGGGCGAATCGTGGTCGGTATACGCCGACGCATGGCCTGCACAGCCGGGAAGCCACGCGGTATTATGGCGGCTGAGCGGCTGCGAAACCCGGATGGCGGGAGCTTCCATGTATGAGCTCCGCAAACGGTTCATCGGGCATATCACCGCCCCGGATACCACCGAAGAGAATCGCGCAGCTTCCGCGCTGGTCGAAGGCTTTGCCGCTCAAATCCAGCTTCCTCTGGAGCAGGACAAGGGCCGTTATATGTCTACGGCTGAAGCATCAGCCGATTTGCAGGCAGATGCCATTTTAGACGGTCAGCTTCGGCTGACGCTGGTACAGCGGCGTATGCGTCCGGCTGAGGAAGCGGCATTGATTCGCAGAGTGGAAATTCATCCTATTTTGAAATGAGGTGGTCCGAGTGACCTTGGAAAACCAAGAAAAGGCCCCGGTACATGACGGGCAGGAAGCGAGTGGCCCACGCTACACGCTGGAGGAACTAAAGGAGCACGCAGAATCATTGTTTTCTGTGAAAGAAGAAGTGCTGGCAGGCGCCTTTTTTGGCGCACAAGACAAGCTGTTCACGGTAGCAGAAGCACACACTAAAATCGAACAATTTATGAAAGCGAAGGTGGATTAATTATGGCAGGCGGAACATGGGAAAACACGAATAAACCGGTATTGCCGGGTTTGTATATGAATTTTCAGGCAGCAGCAGCTTCAGCGATTCAAGGTGGATCACGTGGTACGGTCGTTGTACCTGTCAAGGCAAATTGGGGCCCTGTACGTGAGTTTGTAGAGGTTGGCAGTGAAACGGCTATTAGCCAAATCTTCTCCGGCGACAGTGAGAACGGTGCGACAGCATATTCCACATTGTATCTGGCTTTGCTGGGAGGTCCGAAAAAACTGCTCGCTTACCGGTTGGCAGATGACACGGCTGCTGAAGCGTCTGTAACGCTGAAAAGCGGTGGCGAGACCCCGACCGACGTGCTGCGTTTGAAGGCTTTGTACACAGGAAGCCGCGGTAATGGTTTTGCCGTAACGGTACAGCCGACTTTGGGTGACGAGCAAGCTCGTGAGGTGCGCCTTTATGAAGGAACCAAGCTGCTGGGTACGTACAAAGGCAGTGACGGTACGGCTGCTTCGATTGCCAAAGCGCTGAACGAAAATAGCGAAAACGTATGGGTGAAGGCCGAGGTTGTCGGCGAAGGTGGCATTCCAGCGGATGTTAGCGGCGTGCATCTGACAGGCGGCAATAGCGGCAATAGCAAGCTGGTTAATGCCGATTACATCGCCATGCAGGAAGCACTTGAAGGACAGGAGTTTAATGTGCTGGCCCTCGATTATGCAGCCGATCTGGCATTGCTGCAAAGCTTTGCTGCCTGGATCAAACGTGTGCGGAGCGAAGGCAAAGGCGTCATCGCTGTATTCGGCGGTTCTGCGGCAGACGATGTGTCCAAAACAGCTGTCAGCTTGGCCTCTGCACGTTCCCTGGCGCTGAACCATGAAGGCATCGTGAATGTGGGTACAGGTGTACGCCTGGCAGGTACGGACTACAGCTCCGCCCAAACGGCTGCCTATGTAGCCGGGCTGATTGCAGGCCAACGTTTGAACCAATCCGCAACGTACGCGGTTACGCCTTTTGAGGATGTAACCCGCCGCTGGACACGTTCCGAGCAGGAACAGGCTGTCCGTAACGGGGTGTTCCTCCTGTTCTTCGACGGCCGTCAGGTCAAAGCGCTGCGTGGAATCAACAGCTTGGTGAACCCGTCTGCCGGACAAAACAACGCATGGAAGAAAATCCGTTCCATCCGTGTTATGGATGCCATTAACGCTGACTTGCAGCGTGCAGCCGAAGAGACTTACATTGGCAAAATCAACAACACGGTGGAAGGCCGTCTGGCACTCATCGGTGCGATCAAAGAATACCTGGCACAGCTGTCGCTGAGCAACGTGATCGAGGCAGATGGCTACGATGTCATTCTCGACCCAGCCTACTACGGTGATGCGCCAGTCATCAAACCGGAGCCGGATCAAGTGTTCCTGCAATGGAACGTGAAGCTCACCGACGTGATGGAGCAGCTGTTCGGCACATTTTACGTGCAATAAATAAGCATTTTACGCGTATAAGCATTTCGCATGCAATCAGCAGAAATAAAGTAGCTTTTTAACAACGAGGATTTTGTGAAATCCCGAACTATATTATGAATTATTTTGAGGAGGAAAAAGAAATGTTGGATGCTTCAAGAGTTATTTTAGGTACGTTTGGTCAGGCGCATGTGGATGGGGTGTGGCAGACGAACATCAATAAGCTGGAAGCCAGCGTGGAAATGGAAAAACGCGAATTGAATCTCGTCGGCAATGAGTGGAAGGTGCATAAGCGCGGTATCAAAAAGGGAACGGGAACGATGAGTGGCTACAAGGTTACGTCCGACATGATTCGTCGTGGCTTTAATCGTTTTGAGATTATTACCAAACTGGATGATCCAGAAGCCTTTGGACATGAAAGTATTCGTCTCATCCGTTGCACTGCTGACAAAATCCAGTTGGCCAACTGGACAGCAGGCGAGGAAGTACAGGAAGAAACGACCTTCACTTTCGAAGGCTATGAACTGCTGGATCCGATTGTAGCAAACTAAATTGGTTAACGGGGAATGGGATACTATCAGGTGTCCCGTTCCCCAAATACAAATAAGAATTTGCGAAATTCTGAAATTAACAATAAGGGAGAATGACTTATGAGCTTGAATGAGAATATGACAGAAGAACAAATTTTGGACAGTCTGTTTGAAGCCGCTGAAAAACTGCCCGAGGAAACCGTTCGTATCAAGCGCCTGGATATGAAAATTGTGCTGCATGGACTGACTTCCAGTAAGGTGGACAGCATTCGTGAACGTTGCACGATTCGTCGTACCGTGAAGGGTGCTGTGGATGAAAAGGTAGATACCGAGACGTTCAACGCCTTGTTGATTTCGGAAGCTACCGGAAAGTTGGAAGTGAAGGGCCTGTCTCTTAACGGTTGGGGAGATCCCCGGATTACAAGCCGCTTGAAGCTGTCCGGTGGCGAACAGTCTGTCCGCCGTATGCTGCTGGCGGGTGAACTGGACGCAGTAGGGGATAAGGTATTGGAACTGTCCGGTTTTGGAGTTGAGATTGCTGATCTAAAAAACTAATCGGCTCCGGGGGAATGACGACGATGCTGTACCACTTGTGGGTCCGGCACCACCTCCGTCCCGGAGACTTTTGGCGGCTTCCCCGCGGTGAGCGCATGCTGCTGCTGGCGTTTGCCGAACAGGAAATGGATAGCATAGCAGCTTCTAAAGCATAAACAAGGAGGTGAACATGATAGATGGCAGAAGCATTAAATTACCGCATGAACCTTGTGATCGATCCCAAAAACGTCATTAAGGCGAACAGAGAATTGCGCGCAATGGAACGCTATTTTGAGCGAATTCAGGGCCGCGTTCTGAAAATCGGTCGTACCCGCATGGCCCCAGAAATTGTACTAAACGATATGGCCTCCAAAGGCTTGGATAATCTGCTGAACAAAATTAACCAGGTCAAATCCCAGATTATTAACGCCTCGGGGAATGTAAATGTGAAGGTGAAAAGTGGCACTGCTAAAGCAGATCCGGTTAAGTCTGATAACAATCTGAGTACGGTTTTGAAAGCAAATACTACTGCTGTAGAGGCCAATACGAAGGCTATTGCGGATTTAAGTACTAAGTTAGGCTCTGTGACGCCAGCCGTAGAAAAAAAAGAAGAGCCTAAGACGGTTTGGGGGAAAACAAAGGATTTCTTTGGTAATCTTAAAAAAATTGGTGGGGGAATAAAAAACTTATCTGAAGCACCTTCAGCGGGTAAAAAAGCATTGAAAGCAGGGAGAAAATTATTTACTCGACCTGTTGGAGCAACTACTGGAGATAAGATTAAAGATGTTGCCAAAAAGGCTTATTCTTTTGGGAAAAATGGTGGAGACTTCATGGAAAAAGTAGGTGGAGGATTCTCAGATCTCTTTGAAGGTGGAGAGGGGATGTTTGGAATCTTTAAAGGTGGTGGTAGTACTGCCACAGCAGCTTCTAGTGCCGCTTCCAGTATTGTAAACCCTAGCACAATAGCTGGTGCAGCAGAGGAAGCCGGCTCAGGCTTGTTCAAAAACCTTTTAAAAGGCGGTGCGAAAAAGCTACTGGGTCCTTTAAGCTATGGGATGGATTTTATGAACATCGCACAGGCTACCTCTGGTAAAGAACGTGCAGAAGCTATTGGTTCCACTGTAGGCGGGACTGCTGGTTCTGCAATAGGCGGTGCTATAGGTTCATTTTTGCTTCCGGGTATTGGTACTGTAGTTGGTTCTCAACTTGGAAGCATGGCGGGAGACTTTGTCGGAGGTAAAATTGGAGGATTAGTTTCCGATTATGGTCCAGCTATGATGGAAAAAGCGAAGTCCGCTGGTAAACTTCTTGGAGAAAAGGCCTCACAGGTCAAAGGCTGGCTTTCTGATAAGGCTGGAGACTTTGGTAAAAGCTTTTCTGATTTCTTTTCTTTCGGTAAAAAAGATGAACCTAAGAAAGAGCCAGCTAAGCCACCTGAAGCTCCTAAACCTGCCGTACCGCCTCAACCTGCTGTAGCTGTGGCTACCAAACCGTTAACACCTATGCCACCTTTTCCGGGGTTACCACCCGGCTCTCAAGTAATGTATGGACCTCCACAACCGGGTGCCAAAGGCGTCCCTAATCCTTATGGACCGCTGGCTATCGCTAACCAGGGTGTAAACCCAAGTCCATTATTGAACACTGCGGCGCATGCGAACAATGGCGCCAAAGCTAAAGGTAAGGCTAACGGTAATCCCACTCCTCAAGTTGTACAGATCAGTCCTGAACAAATGGGAACATTGTCTGGCTTTTTGAAGGATTTTAAAACTGAAACCACCAACCAATTTAATCTTCCTGCGGGGGCTGTACAGGTTACTGTACACGAGAACAAGCTGGATGTGGATGGGCTTATTACGCAGATTGGCTACCGTCTCAAAGCTGAAATTTTGCGTGCAACGCAGAACACCAAGCCAACTGGAGCTATGTAATGCAGTAGATGGTAGCAATAGGGAAGGAGGAGAAAGATGGAATTTAGTTTGACGGATGGGAAGGGAAAAAAGTTTCAGTTTCCAGTAAATCCCGAGGAAGTAACGATCTCACGGCAAAAAGGATTTGATACAACGACGATTTTGTCCTATGGGGAGTTTGACTTTCCGCAAGGGGAGAAGGTGAAGGAAATCTCCTTCTCTTCTTTTTTTCCGAAAGAATACAATCCAGCATATTGCACATACGAAGACATCCCTGATCCGCAGGAGGCCATGAACACGTTGAATGGCTTTTTGTTATCCAAGAGCCCGCTACGCTTTATCATTACGGAGACAGCTGTGAATGTACCGGTAATTGTGGCTTCTCATAATTCAACCTTTCGGGGCGGGGAATATGGGGATGTGAATTTTGATTTGTCACTACGAACCTGGAGTGAAATGAAAGTAGCCAAAAAAGCTGGCACTGGCTCGAAGTCCACGACAGTCAACAAAAAGCCTCGCACGGATATGAAAGAAAAAAAGAAAACTTACACGGTTAAATCGGGAGATTCCTTGTCCAAAATTGCCAAGCTGGAGTTGGGGGACAGCTCGCAATGGAGTCGTATTTATCAGCTTAACAAAAAGGTCATTGGACAAAATCCAAATTCTATTAAACCGGGGCAAAAGCTGGTGCTATCATGAGCTATAAAGTCATTTTACAGGATAAATATGATCTGTCGTCGCTTGTGGAGAACATTAATTTGAGGGATTCGCTGGAGCAAATCGCCTATCAGGGCACGGTCAATTTGGTGGTTACGCCGGATATGCCGCCCATCTCTCCAGGGATGTCGATTCGGGTAAGTGGGATTCCTTATGGTAAAAAGGATTATGTCCCGTTGCTGTCTCCAGCCGTTATTTGGGAAGTAGAAACTTCGAACAACGGACTCAAGCGTATGACGCTCACGCTATATGACCGTACGGTATATTTGGACAAGTCCGAGGATGAATATTTACTCCCTGCCAAGCAGACGGCTACTCAGCGTTTTCAGAAGTATGCGAGGGACTGGAAACTAAAAATCGCTTCATTGCCAGATACGAAAAAGACGCTCGGACGCGCTGTATACCGAACACAGTCCATTTACTCCATGATGCTCGGAGATCTGCGGGAAACGGCAAAAGCGGGAGGCAAGCTGTATCATCCACGTATGATTTCTTCCGGCTTAGAGCTTTACGAACTGGGCACGAACAAAGATGTGTACGTCTTGGAGAGAGTGACCGATACGACACAATCCCGAACGTTGGAAGGCGCAGCCACGAGAGTAAAGGTGTTGGCTACGGCGGCCAGTGAAACAGGGAAAGAGGTTCCTTCCAAGGTGATGGCACTTGAGGAAAAGGACATTGCCAAATATGGAACACTTCAGGTGATCGTACAGGATGATGAGGTGAAATCGGGTGCGGCGGCACGTGAGTTGGCCAAAAGTAAGCTGAGAGGCATACAACAAACGATATCGGTAAATGCGCCAGATATGAACACGATTCGAGCAGGAGACGCGGTAATATTAGGGACCATGAAGCTGCTAGTAATTTCAGTAAGCAGGGAATTGGGCAACCCTGGCAGTATGTCGCTGGAGCTCGGAACGTATGACGATGTAAAAAGGAGGTTTTACCTTGAATAAAGACCCCTACGGGCATTTAGCCACTGCGCTGCAATCTTCATTTCATAAACATACCAAGCAAGCGTTGAGTGGAGTAGGTGCAGTATTAGGTACCATCACCTCCACAGGACTCAAGTTGGACGATTTTAAACATGAGCTTCAGGATTATCTAGTCGCCGAGCTGCCGGGACTGCTATCTGTACCACGCCATATGTACAAAGGTACCTCAACCTCGGTGGAATCAGAAAATTGGGAAGGCAAAGAGCTGAAAACTTCCTTTTATATCGGGGAAGATGAGCTGGAGGATGTAAATCTGAGTCTGAACAAAGGACTTAAGCCTGGGGATCGTGTACTGGCGGTGCGGGTGAATAGTGGCAACGATGTGGTGGTCGTGTGCAAGGTGGTGAATGGACGTGGCTAATTTGTTTCCAGAAACAGACGATATGATTTGGACAGACACAGATGTGACCGATCCAGATGTGCTGGAGGATAATCGTGCGGTATTTGGGCGAAGCTGGAGGTTTGATTTTGAAGCCGGCGAGTTTGTTATGAGCCCTAGCCGTAAAATCGTGACTACAGGCGAGAAAGAAGCCTGGGTACAGTGGTGTGAAAAAGCGATTCGCACTCCTCGCTACCGTCATGTGATCTATTCACCTGACTATGGAAGTGAGCTGGAGGAGCTGATTGGCAGCAGCTATGGGCACGCTGTGCAGGAAAGTGAAATTAAACGCATGGTCACAGAGGCGTTGCTAGCAGATGCACGTACGGCTAGTGTGGATCAATTCACGTTTCGCTGGGAAGGCGAGGCATGCTATTTTAGCTGCCAGATTACGAACGTGCGGGATGAAACGGAAATTGTGGAAAGTGTGGTGATCTAATGGCAGACTTGCCGGAATATTTGGTAGACCAGACGGAAGAAGAAATTTTAAATCGGATGCTGGAAAAAGTGCCCTCGGACATCGATAAGTCTGAGGGCTCTTTTATTTGGGATGCGCAGGCGCCGGTGGCATTTATGCTCTCTGAAGCCGCAATCTGGGCGCAGGAGCTGCTGCGTCGGGGGTTTGCCAGCACAGCAGCCAGCGATAACCCAGATTTTCGCTCGCCGGAGCTGGATTTGCGGACAGCAGAACATGGAGTGACACGGCGGGAAGCCGTTGCTGCTTCAGGTAAGGTCAGGTTCACAGGCACAGCGGGAACAACTGTCCCAGCGGGAACGTTGGTGGCGACTCCGGCAGATGATGTATCCGGGGAAGCCTCCATTGAGTATGCGACCACGGCATCGGTCACGCTGGATGAACAGGGTACAGGAGAAGCAGTCATTCGGGCGGTTAATCCCGGACGCCGCGGCAATGTTCCAGCAGGCGTCATCCAGGTGATGGCTACTCCGATTAGCGGGGTTTCCTCTGTGATCAATACGGAGGAAACCAAAAGCGGCACAGACGTTGAGAGCGACCAACTGTTGCTGGAGCGTTTTTATGCCAAGGTGCGGAATCAGGGCACAAGCGGTAACAAGGCACAGTATACCCAGTGGGCGAATGAGATAGCTGGCGTTGGTGGCGTGGAGGTTGTTCCGCTGTGGAAAGGGCCAGGAACAGTGGGGTTATATGTGCTGGATACGGATAAACGAGCAGCCAGCCCGGATATCGTGGCTGCAGTGCAGAAGTATATTGATCCGACCCAGGATGGGCAAGGCGAAGGGCTAGCACCAGCGGGCCCCGTGGTGACGGTTATGCCAGCGGCTGAAGTGGAAATAAACATTTCGGTCAAGGTACAGCGCACCAAAGAGAAGCCGTCCACACTGGATGAAATCAAAAAACTGATTGAAAACGGTGTGCGGACGTATTTGAAGCAGCTTGCTTTTTACAAGGCAGATCCGTTGGTACGGTACACCCGGATTTCCGCTGTGCTGCTGGACATTCCAATTATTATTGATTTCTCTGAACTGAAAATTAATGGACTGAGCAATCAGAATATTGAGATTGGATCAGGTCAGGTAGCCGTGCTGGGGACGGTGAGCGTCAGTGAGTAACAGCGGAATGAACAGTTTTGAAGAGATTTTGAATAACTCAGACGAGGGAAAACGTGCAAACCGTAGTGACACTTTTGTTAATCGAGTAACGAAAGCGGAAGATGCAATGGGTCAAATGAGCAGCGAGCGGGGACGCGAGCTGCTTTCCTATTTGCCAGCCTATTATGAAACCTCACGTGTGATGCGTTCTGATATGGATGCTAAAGGAAGCGAATTGGACGCTTTGTATCTGGCAATGGACGCAACGGTGGGACAGTTTTTCGTACGTACTGCCACCTGGGGGTTGGAACGCTGGGAAATGGAGCTGGGGATCGAAACCGACCTGGCGAAGCCATTGGATCAACGGCGTGCCGTGGTGGAATCGAAGCTGCGAGGGGCAGGAACTTTTTCCGGCCGGCTTGTTAAAAATGTAGCTGAAGCGTATGACGGAGGCACGGTAGAGGTTACTTTTCATCCTGCCGAATGGGGATTTACGGTCAAATTTATAGATACCATTGGGATTCCTCCCAACGTGGAGGACCTGAAAGCAGCCATTGAGGAGATCAAGCCCGCTCACATGGCAGTGGAGTATAAATTACGTTATCTGACCATTGCCGAAGTGGAGTCTATGACTCTCTATGAAAATGAACATACAACACAGGATAGATATTTAGGAGGTGGCGCATAACATGGCAAGCGAAAAAACACCGAATCTTGGTTTAAATCAAATTGACCGCACATCACCCAAAACCACGTATTTTGATTTGGAAAAGTATCTGGATCAAAACTGGCGGTCTGTAGATGAATTTGCAGGTGAGGTGAATGGCGGTGTAAATGAGATTAAGAAGCGCCTGGATACGACGGAACGTAAGGCGGTCACTTTGGAACCCGGAGCACAGATTATTCGTACGGAAAAGGCTGCGCCGTTTTCATTGACGGGGCTGAGCGGACGTACGTTGGTGAATATGTTAGGGCGGATGGGAAGCTGCGAGACCGTAAGCGATTGGTCCTCAAACATAGCTATTGCAATTGATAATAATAACAAGACCAACGGTAGTAGCTCGTTTAAAATTACGCTGGGTAGTGTGCCGGCAACCGCGTCTGCAAGTTTTTTGACCACACCTGGACGAAAATATATCGCAATAGCAGACGTAAAAAGTGGTAATACCAGCAAGGTGGCGATATCAATAAATGGTATTGCTGGTGCGGTGGGTAATGAGGTGACTTCTGGTTCTGTTTTTGCGCCGTCTGTTGTACGGTTCACGGCGAAGGAGTATTTTCACATCTTGACCATCACAGGCACGGGTGCGACTGGTAATACGTTTAATATGGATTGTGTGCGCATATACGAGATCAGCGATGCAGATTATGCAGTAGCCGCAAGCCTTACGCCAGTACAGGCAGCGGCAAAGTATCCATATGTTGATAGTGTAATGCCTGTGCGTAATCCCTATACGATTCGGTATGGTGAGAACTTACTTCCATCCGTCCGCGAGTGGGTTAATAACGGAGGTCTGACCGATGCCCGAGTCGTAATTAAAGGAGAGTATGAATTTTCTATAACGACTACCACCGAACCACAATGGAGGGCGGCAGCGTCGGTAAAAGTAGTCCCCAATACGCAGTATACTTTGTCCGCTACGCATGATGGACTTTTAGGGATATATGGGGTAAACCAGCAGGCAGTTATTATTAACGGTGTTACAGCGAGTTCAGTTAGTTTCAATTCAGGGAATAACACTTTTGTAGACATCTCATTGACAAACAGGTCAGGTGTAGCCGGGACGTTTACGGGTAAGAACTTCATGTTCAACATTGGAAACATAGCCCAACCGTTTAAACCGCGAGAAGATGTAATGTTGGCGCTCCAAACGGATCTGTACGCCGATCCAGTTACGGGAATCAATGCGGATACAGTATTTCAGCATGACGGTCAATACTTCAAGTATAAGAAGTGGCACAGGGTTACATTAGATGGCGCTGTTAACTGGAACGCTAGTTCACCTGGGCAATCATTTCCAGGTTTCAAAGTTGTCTATACTGCCCCGAATCAGTTTCCGGCGTGGATTAGCTATTCTGATAAATCCGTTAAGTATGATGGGAAAATATTAAATACAGCTAAGACGGGAGGGCAATGGTCTACGTTGGGGGCTGATGCAACAGAAACATCCATTGATGGGTCTATTTACGTTTCTGTCCCTGTCGCGGATAGTGGGTGGGCTGACGGTTACACGCCAACACAGGATGACATTAAAGCCTATTTCTATGGATACAAGGCATATGATGCTAACACCATAACGCCAGCCAACGCTCAAGCCTCCACCACGGCAACGTGGTCAGGTACAGGTACTAAATATTGGGTGCAACGCGTGGGCGCTCCTAACTTTACCCAATCCGTACCGCAACAGTCTTATACAGGGTACACACCATACCAACTTGTATATCAGCTTGCATCGCCTACCGTAGAGCCTATTGTATCCGAGGGGCAACTATCATTTGTTGAGGGAGATAATCAGGTTGAAGTAGGTACGGGGCTGATTGTTAGGGAGGAATCTAAACCTGCAATTTCCAGTAACCAATATTGGATTAATGGTTCTTTAAACGGTGTTAGTAAACTTCAGGAGAAGACCAATAAAATTATTGCCGTTTATAAAAACGGTAAGAAAGATAGTTGGGGAACAGTTAGTCACACCGATGATGTCAAAAACCTATATGGGCTTACCCAGGCTTATATATCAACCGCTAGGTTCGATCCATCAGCATCCTACAGCACAACATACTTGACGCTTGAAACCTCGCCAATCGTATCATTCGCAGGCTCTTATACAGCTAATGAAAAAACGCTGCTTGCGGACTTGGTAGACAGCGTACAACAAAACACGGCGCGTGTGAGTGTGCTTGAGAACAAGAAGGCTGACAAAGATAATCCTGTTTGGATTACGCCCACACTGCTAAATGGGTGGACTAACCACGATGGGGCATTAAGCCAGATATCGTACTTGAAAGACTCAGCAGGGTATGTCCACATAAAAGGAGTAGCTAAACCAGGAGCGATGACTACGAATGTGTTCCAGTTACCTGTGGGTTATAGACCTTCACGTACGCTTGTGGTAGGAGTGGCAGCGAATACGGACAGCGGACATGATGTTTTAGGACGCGTCAATATTCTACCTAATGGCACCGTTGCGATACTTGCTATAGCTGGCATTACGATAACTAATACGGGATGGGTTAGCTTGGACAGTGTGCCACCATTCCTTGCTGAACAATAAGGAGGTCTAACACATGAAAGCAGTACCTAAAGTAAATACAAACGGCCTCTATCTCGAGGACGAGCTGGTGGACGATGCCTTTTCAGGTATCGTCCCTTTTTATTCTCTATCTTCGCCTACGCTATCTGATACAAACCAGCAACTAGACACCCATCGGCTTGCTGACAGTAGCTCTAGTACCACAGATGGAACAAGTTCAGAAAACATCCCTGCTGGTTATACTGTAGGGATTCCAGTGCCACCTGGTTTATACCATCCTCGTTTTGACATCCAAGGTTGGCTGACCTATGAAGCGGAATATAATCAAAAGCTGATAGAAGCACAAAAAGCCTTTGAACAGTTGAATAACGAATCCCAAGCTTTATTTCAGAAATTGCATGATGAATGGCAAAACAAGCTGGAAAACGAACGTGGAGACGAACCTAAATATTCTGCTCCCATTTTTAATACTCCAGAACGAAGAGACCCAACGACGTTCTGGAGTGAAGGATTGAGTGAGGAAGTAATTAAGGAACTGACACAAACAACAGCAGAGCAACAGCCAAGTGAGACAGATCAATTGAAGCGACGTATTGCAGATCTCGAAGTGACGTTGACCCAGCTCATGTTTGGTGGCACAGGGAAATGACGTGTACTGAGAATTATATGTAATAGAAAAATTTACAAAAAGAGGTGAAGTCATAACCATGGCAGCTTTAACAGAGGCTCAAATGCGTATTTGTGCTCATGCATGCATCACTCGCTATGAGCGGGGTGAGGGCAATATAGCAACGATCATGGAAAGCTACGCTTTAAATGAAGAAGAGCGTGAACAAGTAATGAAGATTATTTTATCCAAGCGTTCTGATCTAGTAGCGGGCAATGTAGATAACTCGTTATCAACCGATGCTCCGAATGAACAGGAAGAAACGGTTAAATGGTATAACTCTATTTTCCGTAAGAAAACAGTATAG